CGGTATGCTTATCCCAGCGTGGGCTTGTGTGCCATTACTAAACATAATATTTAATCCACCTGTAATGATATAAGTGCTGTTTGGCTCGGCTTCAAAACTTAGACCGATAATTTCTGCTGGTGTTTGGCTGCTGTTAGTTACATCAGCGGTTAGCACACGGGTGATTATTTTCGATTCGCTTCCTCCAATGGCAATCCAATCACTCCCTGTCCAATACATAAACGCTACTTCATCAGTATTGTAAACAATTAGCCCCGTTGCAGGATTACTAATAGCTTCCATTTGAACTGTTGTAAGACGCGGAACAAGAATACCTTTATCTTCTGCTTCAATATTTAATGCCGCACTTTCTTCAACTTCACCTCCAATGGATACTTTATCAGCGAAATACGTTTCTCCTCTCGAAGAAAATTTTTCTTCAACTTGAAGACCTTTTTCAACTCTTTGATTTCTCAATTTTTGTCCTATCGTTTGTGGATTATCCAATTCTTTTGGAGGAGACAAAATAGCCATCAACATCAATGACGGTGCATTTTCAATTTTATGCTTCATAATAATATCCTTTATCAGATGTGTTTAATTTTACTTCCGTTAGTGATTCTGCCAAAGGTAAAGAGGCAACAATTCCATTTGTTTCCGCAACTTTTACGGATAAAATAAGTCTTCCAAAAAAACCTGAACCCGCATCTTGCTCATCATACTTTACATAGCCGAATGAGGCTATATGCCTGTTCATAATGAAAGGCGGAGCGAAACCGAGCGTTTTGTATGCTGTATGCTCCAATATACCACGCACAAATCGCGCTAACCTGTGCATTTTAATTGCTGCTTCTGTGTCCGCTTGTTCGGAAGGCGTACTTGCAGCCTCCGTGTACAAGTCAATGTTTAGCGTAATGGTATTGTCGCTTTGCCTTACTGTTTGACCACTAAAATCCATTGAAGCAAGCGAAACATTAACAGCGGGAAATTCAGTTGCTTCATCAAAAGGCACAACCCTTTCCAACCACGCTTTACCGGGCAACTCAAAACCACTTAAATACTCCTGCACGGGCAATTCCAAAGAAAGTATCTGCGCAACCCTGTCGCGCACTTTCTCAAAGCTGCTTTCTTCTATCGCACTTGTTATTATTGCAGGCATTACACTGTTTTAAAATCATTCAAAATAAATATCAACACGCCTACCGTTTCATCAGGAAACCATTCGCGTATTTCATAAGTCTTTTCTATTCCTGTGCTGTCTTTAACTTTTACTTTATGCCGCCTGAAATCTACATTCCCATCGGCATTTCTCGTAGGATAATTTTTGTCTAATAAAACTTTTTCGGAAACAGATACATGGGCGTTTTTCCCATTAAATGCAACTCCATTTGTGCCTACCTGCAAATGATGTTTAGTGTGCAGCCCTTTCACTTCCGCTTCAAACAAATTTGGCGCAACAAAAGTCATTGTTACGCCAAATTCATTGTTGTTTGAGGTTATTTCCCTCCAATCTTCTCTCGCTTGCTCTACAAGTCCCATTTATTTTATTTGCTTCTTCACGACCTTTTCTTTTTTAGACTTGGTTTCGCTTGTTTTATTCACAATCGGCTCTAAAAAACCACGCTCCACCAAAATTTTTGCATTGCCTACCGGAAATGTTGCATCAGTAACAATGTCGCCACTTTCGTAAACTTTGTTGTACAATCCCAAAACCGATAAGGCTTTTACTCTGTATTCCATTATGCAATAACTTTCATGGTATAAACCTGGTCTATGCCAACCAACAACGGAACTCCGGCAGATTTAATACCGAAATTGTGCGTGGTATTCCTTTCGTCCTTGTATTCGTAAGGTACATAAGCCCCCTGCCTCAAATCTTGAACGCTTTGCCCGTTCAGATTCAGCAATCGTGGAACTGCTGCATGTGCGTAAACAAATCTTGGCTTAGAAGGCAGTACAATCACTTTTTTATCGTCAAGGTACGGAGTTGATGTAACTGTACCTCCATTTACCACATCGTAAAACTGCGGATAAGTCCAAAGGTTTACGCGATAAGAACCTGCTGTAATTGTGCCGTGATATGCTGCGCCTGATTGATTTACAGCCGGAACAGAAACCGCATCCAATTTCATATTGACCAAATCCTGCCGACCTAAGAATGTTGTGTTTTTCAACAGATTATCTAAGGCAGAACTTCCAAGAATGGCATTAAACTCTACTTCTCCAACACGCCCTTTGGTTCGGATAAACTCGCAAGCTGCTTTGAAGTGTTTAAAAGGGTCGTTTGAACCTGTAGCCCACGTTTCACCGCTATCGTCTTTCAGCGATGCCGCTTTGCGCTTGAAATCAATGCTATCTCCGTTTTGCATTGTAACAATACCTGATGTCAAAGCCTCCGCACATTGCTTTTCTTTTGCGCGTTCAATTTTGTCTTTCAATACCGAAAGCTTATCGTCCACTTCATTTAACAATGCAGCAAACAATCGGCTGTTGTCCGTTCCCTGTGCGCCAAGCACACGGTCGTACAAATCCAGTTCAGTTGCATCGAAAAACTCATTAAAAAAAGGCGGCTGGTAAATCTTTTCAGAACTCTTGCTGAAAGTGTTTCTGTTTCCTTCTGTGCCGCGAACTACATCCACCGCTACACGCTCGCCCATACGTTCAACTTCTACCGAAACGTATTTTGTAGGCGCGTTTTTGTTTGGAAAGAATGAGCGCAAAAATGATGTGGTTTGCGGTCTTTCCTGAAACACATCTATCAGAAGTTTTGTAAACTCGCCTTTTGCCTGTAATGCTGAAATTGCCATTTTGTTTTAGATTTAATTTTTGTTTATGAATTGTCGAAATCTGTCAGTTCGGTAGCCTCTACTAATTTGATTCCAACGGTATCCGCTCCGATACGCGCAAACAGCGTTCTGCTGCTCACAACCGTATCCAAATCGTCCCCTGATTTTACAAGGTTGATTTTTTCTTTTGCCACTCGACCTGAAACGCAAATCGAAATGGATTTGGCAAAAGTAGTTCCCGCCTTAACGGTTACATCCTCGCGTAAAATTCCGATAGGAAACTGTGAACCGTCAGATGCGTCAGATTGTAATGGCTTTACCTTTGCCGTTGCATGAATCTGTCCAAAGACAGTTCCGGCAGGGTAGTTCACATCGTCATACGTGGCATTTTCTTCCTCGAAATCAAAATTTTCGTGCCAGTTATCACCAATGAAAATTTTACTTGTATCGGTATTTACCGCCAACTGGTTGTTGGTTTGTGTTACTACGCTTTGCATTGCTTATTTTGTTTAGTAGTTGTCTTTTAAATGTTGTTTCACTTCTTTATGGAAGTTTTCAATGTCTTTTGCCTCTGCTGATACAGGCTTAGGCTCTTCGGTCGTAACAGGCTTTTGCTTTCCCGCCTCCAATCCTGCTAACGCATCTGCGCTAACGGACTTACGCACAAATTCAGCCATTTCTGCCTGCCCGATATTTTTCCCGCCATCAATGCCTTCCTTCACGGCTTTTGCATCAATGTCTGTAAAAGCCATCCATGCCTTTACGCGGTCGCGCTCCTGCGCTACGGCTGCCGCTTCAATCTGCGCAACCAATTCTGCGTGTGCGCTACGTAATTCCTGAATATTCATAAATTTTGTTTTTTTATGTTCGATGTTTGTAACCGGTTTTGTTTGAGCAACAGGATATTCAGCCCCATATGCCATCGCTTTGAATGATTCAACCTCCGCAGTTATTTCAGGGGTGATTTTTATTATCTCATCTACCAGCCCTACCTCTTTCATTTGTTGTGCCGATAAATACACTTCCTCGCGCTTATCCAAACTGAAAATGTCGTCCAGTGTTTTTCCTGTTATTTCAGTAAACTTTTCAACATTCATTTTTACTTCCAATGCTTTACGAGCCTCACTGTTTATCCGGTTAAGATTGTCTTTTCGACTTTGCGTAAACAAATTCAAATCACTCTCCACCCAATCAGGATAACCTGCGCGATGCAACATTCCTTTTGATACGTCTAATGCCTCTACTTTATCTGCATAAGCCAGCATAAAAAATCCCGTAGAATATGCCAACCCATCAACTTTCAACTTAACGCCTGTTTTGCGTTCTTTCATTTTAGCAATAATCCCATAAGAGTCTTCCGGTGAACCTCCACGCGTATTCAATCGCACAACTACATCTTCATTAGCGGCATTGTTCATTTCTCTAATGAAAGCTGCTGCTGTGTAATCGTATATTCCGCTGTAAAGAAGTATTTCCTTTGCCATTTGAAAACAAAGTTATGACATAGCAAAAATTTATGACTATACTTGCTTTTAAAATGATAGCATTTTGAAATGGAAAAATTTAAACAGCAACTGAAAGAAAGAGAGAATAAGGATTTCATTTTCGGCAGAAAAAATGAAGATAGCAATGTGATGTATATTAGGCTTCCTGACAAATCCATAAAGATAAAAGCCATTCAGAACGCCAATAAATTAGGCATAAGCCTTAATACATATATCCTTTCGGCTATAAGAGAAAAAAATTTAAAAACACAAGACGAAGCGGCTAAGGCTTTGCAGGAACAGTAATAGCTGTCTGCTGTTGAGCTGGAAACATCTTTTCAAACATTTTAAGCTCCTCGCTTGCCTGTTCAATATTGCTGTCGCTGTCGCCCGAATTAAGCACTTCTACTGCATTCTCAACCGTTGTAAGCGGCACTCCGTCAAATTTGTTTCCAAGTTTCAAACGCTCTGCTCTTGCCTCTTTTTCGGGGTCAATATGCGGGAACATATCACCAGTCCAACGCGCTGACGTAAACGCTTCCAGCACAAATTTGTTTCCCTTCATGTAGGCATCAATATACCCTGTTGCGCGGATTTTGTTTTTCATTATTTCCGTAAAAAGAACCATTGCATAAATGGGCGCGTAGAACTGTTCCGAAAAATCGTTGCGCTCCACTTTCAGAGTATGTTCCCAATCTTTGGTCGCGGCACGGCTTGCGCTGAAACTATCGTTGTATAAAGAGAAAGCTACGTTTGGCGGTATTCCGAAACAGGCGCAAATGATGTCTGCATTTGTTTTGTAGAACTCTGCAAAAAACATTTCGTTATTCGACTGCAAACTTTTCAACTCCGAGTTTATCGGCATATTGAACGTTGTTTTATTGGTGCTTGCCGCTATGCTTCCTGCTAATTGTTTTCCTGCTATGTCGGTTGGGTTTTCGCCTTTGGTATCCAAGCCTGATGCACGCGCCATTACTTTTTGCAACGGACTTTCACCCGTGCTTCCTAAATTGTGAACTATCTGATAAACAATTTTTGCACGCTCCTCCGCACTGCCTACGGCTGCTTCTTTATATCGTTCTAACTTTGCGAGTGTTTCCAATACGGGAGCAATTTTCGGTATGCCCCGTGTGTTGTCGAGGCGATATTTTGAGCCGTAAACCAAATACGCTACGGTTAATCCTGTCTTGGCATCTGTCGCAACAACCCGGTCAAAAGATAGTCCATCATCTTTTTGCACGTAGTATGCTACGTGCCTACCTGTACTGTCAAATTCTACACCGTTTCTTACGGTGTTTCCGTTGCTCAATTTTTCGGAAAAATAATCGCTTCCGAATGACGGACTTTGAACGTGGGCTCCGTCAATAAGCTGCACCGTTACAAATCCTTTTTCGTAGCGCAAAATCACCAACACATCCCCACCTACTTTTACGTTGGTAAACGCATCTTTGGCAATGCTGCCGAGCGACTGCATTCCATTGTGTGAACACAACTTGCTGTTTGCCCACACCGCCCAACGCGCCTCTACATCTTCATTGAATTGCTCTTTTTTAAATGAAACGCCCTCGCTTGCAAGTGAAGTAATGTTTGGGTTTGCTTGCAATTTCAACCCATCGCCAATTGCCCATGCGGAAAATTTATTTAAAACGGTGTGCGCTATTTCGCTCTCCAACAACGCTTGCCATGAACGGACGCGCAATATCGAATAATCTAAAATAAATGTTTTCGGGAAACCTAATTCGCCCGATGTTTTTTCGCCATCATAAACAACAGGGAAACCATCATACAAATCGCGGTATGCTGCTTCGGGCTGCGGTGTTGCTTCGGGTTTAAAAATGTTTGTTATTCTATCAATAAATCCTGCCATTTCTTATGCTTTTTTCGTCCACTAATTTTACTACCCTTCCATACTTCTGATTATTCAGCAGCACCTCATACATCTGCTTTATTTCTTCATACTGCTTTATGGCGGATGTTACGCTGCGCATATCAGTGTATGTTTTGGATATTCTCGTTTGTCCATCGTCAAGCGAATAGCTTACTGTATCGCCTTTTCCAACGGCAATAAGAGCCGTATTCAGCAATGAATTTATGATTGCATCTACCTTTGCAATTTTATCCGATATGCTTTGGCAGCTATTAAAGTTTGTGTCTAATTTTACTACTATCTGCGCCATTCTATGGTACTTTTATTTCGTTTATTTTTGCTGGTGAAATGTCGGCACTACTGCTCGTTCCTGTTGTCGTAACTGCTCCAACGCTACCTATTCCGACAAATGTGTGTTGGTGCGAGTTATATATAGTTACTAAGTTATTAAAGTCTGTTTTCAAATCATTAAATGCCTGTTCTAATTTTGAATATCTAACTGCATTGTCAGCGTTGCCGCCTATTTCACAAGTACCGTTATTTTTAAGCCAGATGTAAAATTTTTCGCCCGCGTTGCTATCCGTTGAATAAATGCGGTGTTCGCCAACATCTGCCTTTCGCTCTACATTTAGGTATCCGATAACAACGGGTTTTCCTGTGGATGTTTCGGAACACACGGCAACAACATTTTTCACCGGAACGCTATCTGTGCCATAGGGCGAAACCTCAACAGCTTCCAGCACATCGGATTTCCCGGAGCGCAAAAACTTTACAATCCTGCGTTTCAGCTTATCAAATTTGCTATCGTTTACTTTTGCCGTGTTCATCTGAAAACAAAGTTACGAAAAATTATCAATGCAGATTTATTCCTTTCCATAAATACTCCGGTGTTTGTCCGTTGTAAACTTCGGGGCGCACACAGGACAATTCACAGGTGCTGCTTTCGTGGTTACCTTTGTAGTTTACGCCTTCAACAAACCACAAACTTTTTTTATACAGATATACTTCGGGATTTAACACCGAAATCATAGTGTTAGGCTTTATTATCTTGTCGTTTATATCCCATCTGTCCAATGTTATTTTTAGTTGGATGTTTTTGAGTTCCGCTGCTAATTTCAGCTTTGCGCTTTCGGGCGTGTCATTTTCTTTCCCTACACTTTGCTTTATTACTTTCGGACGAAAAACAGTATTGATAACATATGGGTTTCTAACTGTTTCTTCACCTGCATTGCCGCCCTCATCGTCTGCCTCTCTGATAATGGTAATATGCGAGTGCATCCCTTGCCCGTTGAACGACAATTCCATATTTGGCGAAGGTTTTGTACCGTCTGAAAAATCAAAATCTAATTCAGGTTTTTTTGTTGTGTCTGCCTTTGTGAATAACAAATTACCGTCTGCATCGTGAGAAAGAACAATTCCTTTTTGTGTTGCAAGTTCCGACAAAAACGCTTTTATGGTTTGGCTTTCTTTCGCAGTTACATCTTCAAAAACTTCACTTGCTTTTCCGGCAACAGAGCCGTCCACTTTCAACTTTAGTTTGAATGGCGAAAGCAATTTTTGTGCGATTTGGCGGAGGTTTAACCCCTGCATTTGCAACGGATATAAAGATGGTGGTATTTCGCAATCTTCCAAAACACCACACAATGAATATCCCGTAAGTGCAACCATTTTGCGACCCGTTTCGCTAATGAATTTCTGACTAAGAATAATGCCTGTTAATAGCGTTTCGCCTTCGTGGGTTACTTTGCAAATGTGATAGTGTCCAATACACATTACCTCTTTGTGTTCGGTGTTGTTCGGGTCGAAATAAAATGATAATGAAAACGTAGAGCCGACACTATCATAGCGAAGGTTTAAACTGAAATCGTTGAAGAAATCAATTTTACGTTGTCTTATCCTATCGTTTATTATCAACTCCATATTACACGTAATACACTATTTTTCTTCCCTTTCTAACCAATAATATTTCATTTAATCCCGCGCCATTTTGCTCTATCAGCTTTACCAAATTTTCATCCTGTTCGTCCAACCCGTAAAGTCGGTGCGCCAACACTACCCAAGTGTTATCCTCTTCCAACAAAAACGAACGCTCTTGCAGGGCATCGGATGCTATGCCGAACAGGTTTGAAAGCGCAAAATTGAGTATGTTGTTTAGGTATGCCTGAAACTCAAAATCGGGTATGTAGCTGTTAATGTCGCCTCCATTATCGGTTTGAAGCCCGTTAATGTCTAAAACGTATTGGTTGTAGTTTGCAATGATTAAATCAATAGCAGCAAATACTTCCCTCTGTGTTTTGTAATCGCTTGCCAATGGGCTTGTTGCTGCCGAAAGAAATCCTAAAATATTTGTGCCTGTGATGCTTTCATAGTTCAATTTCTGTGTTACCGTTAAAACATTTGGCAAGGAACTTCTAAGTGAGATAAATTGGTTATTCAGCATGGAAAAGCGAAGCGAAATTCCCTGCTCAAAACGCGATGGCATAAGTGTCATTTGTTGCATTTGCTGCATTGCCAACATCGGTGCTTGCGTTGCCTCTGTAATGGCTGAATTTGCTAACCTGTAAGCATTGGTGTAAGTGTCTGACATTGCACCTGCATAATCCCGACATCGAGAATATAGCGTGTCATTTTGAAGCCGCATTGCCGAAATTTGCCTTGCGTTTATGTTTGCCCGTTGTCCATAGATAAACGCGGTGCGCGTTGCTGCGTTTTGTACATCGTAAAACACTTTATCCTTTACAACAATTGTTCCTTTCGGATAAGTAGTTTCAATGGTTTCGGTGAGTTCGCCCGTAATCCTTGTTACATTGTATGAGCTGTTGTCGAAATTTAAAGATGTTGGCTGGCAAACGATATTGCCGTAATATGGGTGCGCTACTCTCCATGCCCTGCTATCTCTTGCCGACAGCTCAAAGTTGCTTGCTTCTTCGAGGTGATTTGCTCCGTCAAAGTAAATTTCAAGCTGCATTTTTCGCCCCTTCGGTTGCGAGCGATATACGAGCGTTCCTTCTACATTTGGAAACTCAAACGTAGCAATATTGTATGCCGCCTCAAATGATGTAGGTCGCCACTTTGGGCTGTAAACTTTACCATCGCCCGTAGTTATTTGCAGGTTTCTTTTTATGTTATCTGTCCATGCCATTATCTGCTCATTACTTTGTTAAACATTTGCTGTGCCCTCTTTACATAGTAATCACTCATTTTCAGGTTGCTTTCGTGAGCCGCCCGCGTTGCAAAATTTGTTTTCTCCGCATCTTCATAAACGCCCGATTTTTTAACCACATAAAGCGGTGTTCGTTTTATTTGCAGCGTTCTTTTTTTTATATGCGATGAAACCATGTTTATCAAACTCAATGTCCGCCCGCTTTTGTGCCTGTTTCCCAGCACAAAGAAGTTTCCAGCTCCATACTTACCAAGCCCCCACATCACACCGCGAACAAATTTTTGTTTGTTGCTTCTGCCCTTCGTTTTACGCACATCTACAATCTTGCTGAAATCTAATTGCTTCACCCGTGCGTTGGGTTTGATTCGCTTCTTGTAACTTCCGCTTACCCGCGCTGCTTTAAGCGGAACAAATTTCCCTACTTTGGTTTTCCCGCCAGATTCCTGTTCATCTAAGTTGGAAATTTCTTTTGCTGTTTTCCCCGCTTTTGGCGATGGCTTTTGAAAAGCATAGGTTTTCGACTGCATAGTACTTACGGTTGTTCCCGATGCTTTTTCATATTTAGTGTTTGCTTTTAAAAATGTCGGTTCGCGGGTAGTGAATTTCTGTTTGCCACTTTTTGGCAACTCCTCTGTTTTATTGATATACGCGCCTTTAGTAAGCGTTTCTTTTACCACTTTCGGGAATGTGGTTTTAGAAATCTTTCCCAGCTTTTTTTTCAAGCCCTTCGATGCTGATATGTCAATTTTTACATTCACTATGCTATTTCAATGGTTGTTGTAAAATACACTCCGGCACTTGAAGACCCAAATGTTTCTCCAAGTGCAAGACTAACTTGCATAACTCCTATCCCATGTGAAATTACATACCTTCCAAGTTTTTGTTGTGAACCGTCAAAAATTGCAACCGCATCTTGTACATCAAACCCAACATTGCTTACTTTTGAATTTGGCAACGTAACATCAAAAAACACATTTGCAGATGGTGTGTCAATGGTAAATGAAACAATAATGTGCATTACTTTGCCAACAATCTTGTATTTAATATTGCTTGATGTTACAACTCCTGTTCCACCTCCAATAGTTACGTCTGATATATCACTTCTTAATTGCCATGCGCCAAATACATTATCAAATTTATCTGAAAGTTTTTTAGGCGTAACTATCTTTCCATTGTCTGTTCCTGTATTTGTTTCAGCTTGTGTTGCTATTTCTAATGTTCCGCTTTCCGTTTCAGTTGCGTATGTGCCTCTTATTACTTTTATTAAAGCATCAAGAAATTGAAACCCATTTACTCCATTGTCTGGCAACCCGTTATGAATTATTCCGCCTGATGCCATTAACGATTCAAAAAATTGATGTATATCGCTATATACAATTCTGTTTACAGGAGTGCCATTGTCGCTTCCATCATTGTCCATAATAGAACCAAAAGGATATGTAGGACTTGGGGCTTCTACGTTTGGTTTGTTCGATAATTTTATTGCCATTGCTTAATATTTTAAATGTAATTGATGAATAAATACGCTACTGTTTGCGCTGGTTTTAAAGTCAAAACGAGTTTTCTAAATTCCTTTTCCCTGATTGCGGGAACATTGGCTGGATTGCCAACTGTTTGCCCTCCGATGAAAAAAGTAGAGCGCAAATTGCTCCCTTCATAAAACATCAAATCTTCGCTGTTGTTTATTGAGTTCACAATCTTGAACGCCCACCCGTAACCGCCATGCTGAACCCCGTTGCCGTGCTGCGTTCCGTTGCCATGCTGCGTTTGCTGCGTTCCGCCATAATAGGTCGATACCTCCGCAGGTGGTTTTGTTATCCATTGCGAACCGTCCCAAAATTTATTTTCATGCACATATACATTGAACCCTGCTGCCTGCAATTGCCCCTGAACATACAAATAATGCTGCCGCGCTTTGATGTTGCCGGGATGGTTCATTTTTCTTTTTATGGCAAGTTTTCTATCTGCAAGCGGAGCGGATGAAATTATCATGCCGAGCCGCCTTTCCCAGTCAGTAGCATCGTCTTCCGTAAAGCCGTCATTGTCAGGTAAAATGCTATCCAATAGCTGCAAGGCGTGGTTATACGCCCTGTTTTCGCTGTACGCAAGACCTTTGTGCAAGCTGTCTAACCAACCGTCTTTAGGCATACGCCAAGCCAACCCCGTAGGGTAAAGTTTTCGCGTAAGCATATTAAGGCGTTCAGAAAAATCTATCACTACACAAAGTTTATTGAGTTAAAGAATGGGATGTTTCCATTTGCAAACACATAGGATGTTACGGGTGAGCCGCCTACCGAAATATTTACCGCGCCAAATACGCTGCCGCTTTGCGCGTTAATCACCGCAGCAACCACTTTGTTTGAATCCAAAATATCGTTCTTGTTTTCCAATACATCACAAGCTGCTACATATGGGCGAATGCTATTCACCATTTCTTTCACTGCGTTTTCTATTTGTGTTTGTATTTGAGGAGTTAATCCTATATACCCATTTATTGTTATATCCACGTTTAATGGCGTTATAGGTAACACATGAACCAAAAACACACCCAACGGTCGCCTTCCGCGTTCTTCTATCGGTTGCGTGGTGTCTGGGTCAAACTCTATTGCGCTTTCAACATCGGTGATAATGGTTGCGTTTGGCGTTCCTTTGCCGTCTATACTATCTGCAATATTCGCTTCAACAAATACATTTATTTCACCGGCAAATCCGTTTTTGGCAAATGGATATGATTGCTTTACGCCCTGAGCATCTTTGCTCCATAGCCTATAATCGGAAGCCGCGCCACCTTGCGGCTCTAACTGATATGCCTCGACAACCTGCGCCCTGTATGTTTCGGTATCTTCTGCGTTTACGGGCGATATTGTTTCTGCCGTTACTGTTGCCGTGCTGTTTACGTTTAAAATCGGTGAAGTGGCGGTAAGCGTGTCGCCAACAACAAGGCGGCTTTCTGTTCCCGCCTCCAACGCTCTTAGCGTGATTGTTCCTGTGGCAGCGAATAAGGTATAGGCGTTATCTAAGACAAACATTTTACCCGCGCTTGTTGCGCTGTCATCACTTTTGAATGTTTGTTCCGCATTGATAACCGCGCCAATATTCCCCGTTACCGTTACATCATATTCGCCCTGCGTGGCGGGTCGCGGGTCGCGGTTCAGCTTCACTCTTCCGAAACGCTCCAATGTGCCGCCTATGTTTTCGGATTCTGCGGTGTCGGCAAAGATGTTTTTCTGAATGTTCGCCAAAGCGAGGTAAAACAGTTTCAATTTTGCCGCTTGCACAAAGGCGATAACGCGCAAAAAAACACGCCCGAAAACAGGTATGTTGGTTTGAAACTGCGTTTCCAAATCGGCAACTATTTCCGATTGCAACTGTGATATGGTTGGTATCTGCTGCATTATGCTACTGTTATTGGTTTAAATATTATCAGCTTGTAATCTTCGGGGTCGGTTGTGATGCGACCGATAGCAGAAGCAAATGTAAATCCATCTCCTTCTTTTAGAACTACTCCACTACCTCCATTTGTGATTAACAAGAATTGATTGGAAGTTAAATCTACAAGATTGCTATTTGTGTAATTACTACCGCTAAAATTTGCAGAAGTAATATCTATAACAATAGGTGAAATAATAGGTGTGGAAGGGCTTGCCAACATATCATACAACGCATTTACAGACGCTTTAATTTCGTTCATATTGTCGGCTGTTACCTTGTATTTTTCATCCAATGGTGAAACTTGATTGTCTTCTTTGTTTGCGAATATAATTTTTGCCATTTTATTGATTTAAACTTTCTTGTAAATTATATTGAAGCCCTGTCGGTTTTGGTTGATTATTGTTTGGAATATATTCATTACTTATCATATCTAATTCATCTTTCGTTTTATCCCATACAAAAATAAATTGTTTTTCTTCAAGATTATCCGGGCGTATTATTTTGATATTGATTTTCAAAACATCTGTTGCAATGATTTCGGTTGCTACTGTTACGTTTGCAAACGGTTTCATAAATCGCAGGTCGTCTTTTATTGCCGCCTCAATCTGTAACCTTCCGAAACTGTTTAGTGGAACGATGTGCATCACTCTCTCTGTTGCACTGTTCATTTGTGTTTCAGGATTGTTAGGCATTAACGCATTGCCCCACCAATCAAAATTTTGTTCGTTTGGGTTTCTTTTATTATGTGTACTTTGTTCCTTATTCCCTCCCCATAATGCAAGCAATGGCATATTTTCAAAGCCGTAAATCACTTTAAGGTCTTTACCGCTCCTTATCAAATCCCCTCCTTCGGGTATCATTGTCATTTGTATATCCATACTAAAAAGCCCATTGTTCTCCGTAAGTTGAACCCATTTTCACCGCTACCCCTTCTGTTGCGCTTTCTACGCTCATCCTTCCTTTCGGGTCGTTTACGTTTAGGTTTACTGTTGAATTTGCATTGATTTGTTGCGCCTGTGCTTCTGAACGTGCGCCTTCCGTATCGGTTGGCTCTACGGTTGCGCCTGTCCATTCCCACGCGCTGTTACGGAAACTTTCTAAGCCCGATGCCCAATTTGTCCCCGTCAGCTTATCTACTATTTCTAAAATCTTCTGAACAGGCAGTAATATCATATCCATAATGGCTACACCTATGGCTTTGATGCCGCCTACAATGCCGCCATTGGTAAAGGCAGATACTATCTTTTGCCAATTCTCATACAGCGACCAAACGGCTAAGGCAATTACAGCAATAATAGCTACTAACCATCCAAGACTTATACCAAGTGCGCCTGCTATTATTTCGGCAACCGACACAATCACCGCCCACAACACTTGGAATACGAACGCTAATTGAGTGATTACAAACCATAAAAATTTTGCAATCGTTGCAATTCCTGAAAATAAAGGCATAAGCGTTACTATGCTTTGGTAAACAGCAGCGATAGGAACTAAAATGCCGCCAATAACAACCATTAGCAAGCCAAACGCACCTGCTGTAAGCATTACAGATTTTATAAGACCCTTGTTTTCTCTTGCAAACTCAATAATCCGCTCCACAATCGGTTTTAACCACTTTAGAAATTTAAGGATTACAGGAAGCAACGTATTACCCATTTCGATAGACAAAACTTCTGCTTCGGCTTTCATTTGCGACAACTGAAAGGCGGTTGTGCCTGCCCTGTTATCAAATTCTTTGCTTACAGAGTTCATGGTTGCCTGTGCATCGGTTGCTAATCCAACCGATTTTTGCACCTGCTCAAAATTCTTTGCCAATAGCTGAAGTTTTGGCGCGGCTAATGCTCCAAACTCCTGAAAGTATTTTGTTTGCGCTTCCCCTGTAAGTTTTGAACCTTTTTGCAAAATAGCCATCATGCCGGCTGCTCCACCGCCTGCTGCTTTAAAATCTTTATTGTATTTGGCTGTGGTTTGAACTACGGTTGCAAAACGCTGCATTGCCGTTGCAGCTTCATTTGCGCTGATGCCTTGTGAAATCATAGCTGAACCGATAGCAGTCATTTCTTTTCCCGCCTGCCCTAACTGCCTTGCCGCTCCACTACCACCTGATGCCATGAATGTCAGTATTTCTGATGCACTTGAAGCGGATGTGTCTGAAAGTTTATTCATCACGTCCATAAGGTCAGACGTGCTTTCTATTGTTCCGCCTAAAGCGTTTTGCGTTTTCACAAACGCATCACCCGCATAATCGGCACTTATCCCAAACGCAACCCCGACTTTCCCCGCCATTTCTCCAACTCTGCGCAAATCGTCCGTTGCCACACCCCCTTGCGCCAAATTAGCCATCAGACCTGCAGCTTGGTCGGGCATGATTGCCAATATGCCCGATAGCTCTTTGGCTTCATCGCCCAACTTATTAAATGCCGCGCTTCCAATATCCGTGTTGGTAACTTTTGCGACATCTGCCATGACATCCTCGAACTGAATAGCCGCCTTTACAGGCATTGTAAGCGAAGCAAGAACAGCCCCGCCTATCAAAGCAGATTTTGCACCGGCTTCGGCATACTTACTTGCCTTTTCGGAAAAGGTTGTGAGCTTATTAGACATTCCATCAACCTTGCTGCTGAAATTATCTACTGCCGTGAATATTGTAGGTATGGATATGATGTTCACTTTGCGCCTTTTTTTTCTTTATATTTTCTTTCAGTTTCCTTGCATACATTGAACCAAAACACAAGCCCTTTGTAATCAATATTGTCTAAAAACAAATCGCCCACTATTGCGGGCGACCAGTTATATTCTCCAACTACTGAAACGATTGCGCTTTTCATGTTTTCTTCGGTAATAACATATTCTCGACCGTCAATTTCGCTTACATAAAAAAAACCACAATGCCCTGCAACACCCTGTAATCCTGCGTATCCATCGCTTGAATAACCGTTTTCGACAACCCTGTGGCGGCACTTCCATACGCAATTATCATTCCGTGCAAATCGTTTGTCTTTACGCCAGACATAGCTCTTTGAACCGCGCCTACATTCAGGCGTGATTTGTATTTCACCGTTTCTGTTACTTCTTCTTTTCCGATTGGGAAAAGAAGTGTTTGTGTGATTTCTTTTGTGTCGGGGTTTATCACCAACTGACCATCTGAAATAAAATCTGCAAGGGCTTCAATCTGCTTTTGCTTTTCTTCGCTTTCGCGTGAAGATTCGCTCACTTTCAGATAGTCCAACCACTCGTGAACTTCTTTTAATGCTGTTTCTTTGTTTACTACTGCCATGATTTAAACTATTTTCTTCAATACTCCTCCTCCGCTTATTTTCAGCGTGAATGTGGCTGCATTGGTTGCGCCCTGAACATCGCCAACAGGTGCGCCTTTGCCGCCCCAAACAGTTCCGTTCAAATGTGTAATTGTCCAGTCTGCTTCTTGCGGGTCGCCCGCCATATCGTTCACGGCTTTCAGTTCGTCTATGCTGTTCATGTCCCATGCCACTACTCCTTCGACACTCCAACGTTTACGGTTCAACTGCCGGATAGTACGCCCTGCCCCGTCAATCTGCTGTGCATCGTCTGCGCCTGTAAAACCGCCTGTATCAATAGTGCCGTCCTCACCTGCTTTGTAGTAAACTGTTCCACTTCCAAGCGTTGGGTGGTTATATGTTGCTTCGACTAAATCACCTCCTATTACTGCCATTATTTTATACGTTTATTGTTCCGAAATTAAATCCTGCCTCCGCTATGGTTGAACTGATGCGGGCGAAACCGCTTCTTTTATAGCGGAAAAATGTTTGCAACCTGTCGGGGTTTGATGTGCTTATTGAAACAGAAACAGATTCCTGCATGAAAGGCACATCAACAACCAAAGCGCGTGCCGCCAAATCTTCGGCATACGCAAATAATATCTGTTTCCATTGCTTGGGCTTAATGACTTTTGCAGCTACTACCGTATCATTGTCTTTGGCAATGGTATGGTTCAGAACGTTTGTCGCTTCGAGCAAATAATAGCCGTATCGCACATTAAAATCTAAAATCAGATTGCGGCAATAGCGGAACTGTGGCGGTGTTTCGCCTTCCGGGTGGTAGGTGGTAACAAAGTCTTTCACCACATAAACACCCGAAACCAAATCAACAGTTGAACAGCCTTTCTTTACAAACAGGTCGCGGTTTTCATAATCTTCCATGCTGCCTGCGCTTGACGGTGCGGGCATATCGGGATATGATTTGTTTTGCACGTCTAAATGTGGCGTGTCTTGTGATACACGCGCAAACAAGGCGCACATATTCGCTGCCGCTTCAAACTGCAATCCCGCTGAATTTGGAGCAGGACAAATAGCTATTGTTACATCATTCGGACGTGCATCGGTAATAGCCGTTGGGTCGTCTGCTGTTGAGCCTGTGAGGGCTATAAACGGCTTAAACACTATCCCTGCATATCTGCCTATCGGTGTTTCAGTCGGTTGCCCGTTGAACGCCTCTAACGCAGACATGATGTCGGATTGTGTTCCATAGCTATTGATAACTATGTTATGCCACTTGTTGCCAAAGGCAGAAAGCGCACTTGCAACAGACGGTGTTCCTGCGCCTGATTGTGTTGAATTGATTGTGTATGTAATTCCTGCGGGCTTATCGTTGGTAAGAACCGAAACCGAAACTTCATCAGCCGTTAAGCCTTTCCATTTGGTTTCTAATTCGGCTTCGTAAGCTGTTGATGTTGCTTTAACAGGCGAGCCGAGAACATTGTTTATCGCATCTTCAATTTTTTGCGTAATGTCGGCAGTAGTATCGCCTATTTCAATCTGAATATCGTAAAACACTCCTTCCAATCCTGTGCGACCCGCAATTTTCAGCGTGTGCGTGGCATTTTCGGTAGCTGTTCCGACAGGAGTAATTTCAATTTTCTTTGATGTTGCGCCACCTGCTTCCGCTTGCGGATATACCACCGTAGGAATACCGCCCACAACAGAGCCGCCATTTACTGGGCGTAAAATACGCATGATGTGGTAGATTGGCGAGCCATATCCATACAATACGCCCGCTTGTTTTGCAGATGTTATTTCTTTTGGCGCAAGGTCTAATGAACTTTGGTTATCATGGTTTGCTTCGCCAAGTATTGCGATACTTATAGGCAGGTTTGGCGAACCTTCCTGAAAATTTCCCTTCAATATCTGATATCCAACTATCGTAGATATTCTTTCAAGTCCAACTGATTCTGACATTTGATAACAAAGTTTTCACAAAAGTATAAACATCACATTCCAAATGATTACTATTGCCCTTAAAATGATAGCATTTTATGAGGCAAATTGAAAGTTCGCTCCAACAATCATGCGTAAAATGGTTCGACTTGCAGCACGGCAGATACAAGATGCTGCTGTATTCTCACCCAAATGAAGGGGCAAGGACGATAGCCAACGGTGCGCGAATGAAAGCGCAGGGAAGACGTGCGGGCGTGGCAGATATGTTTTTTGCGTTTCCAAATTCAGAAAATCACGGCTTGTACATTGAATTTAAGACGGACAAAGGCAAACAAAACGAAAACCAAATCAACTTTGAATTAGCCGTAAAATCAAAGGGGTATGGCTATGTGGTGGTAAGGTCGTTTGAGGAATTTAAGGAAGTAATTGAAAAACAAATGAACCTCATTTTGTAAATGAAAACAGCCGCTATAATTCCTGACAGGGGCGACCGCCCGGAGTTTCTGAAAAACTGCTACCGTATGCTAAATTCGCAAACAGTAAAGCCTGATATTATAGCCACCGTAGATTATGCTCCATTATCTGACGAAGTAGATATTACGCAACGTTACCGTACAGGGTATTCGCAATTTGATAACAGCGATTTTGATGTGCTTTTTTTTATTGAAAATGACGATTGGTATTCGCCTATTTACATTGAAGCGATGTTATCAGAATGGCAACGCGCAGGCAATCCCGATTTGTGCGGCATCAATATCAGCACTTACTACCATATAGGCATCAACAAATACTTTCACATGACACACTCCATACGCGCCTGTGCCATGAATACCATGATTAAACCGAACCTAAATATAAATTGGTGCGCAGATAACGACCCTTACTTAGACTTGCATTTATGGCTGAAAAATGACCACCTAAGCAAGCATTTATTTTCGCCCGAAAAGAAAATATCGTTAGGCATCAAACATGGCATTGGCTTAGGTGGCGGTCATCACCACAATACCCGCATGGAAAGGTATGTTATTGATGACAATGGCAAACAATATTTACAAACAGTATTAGACTTAAAAAGTTTTCACTTTTACACATCTATTTTTCAATCAAAATAACATGATACCAAAAAACATTTATTACTGCTGGTTTGGCAACAGCGTTATTCCTGCAAAATATAAAGAATACATTGCTTCGTGGAAGCGTGTAATGCCTGATTACGATGTAACAGAAATAAACAATTCGCATTTGCCTGATAATGATTTCACGCGCCACGCTTTGAGTGTTAATGATTATTGCAGCCTAAGCAACTACATGAGATGCAAAGTTCTTTACGAGAATGGCGGCATTTATTTAGATACAGACGTTGAAGCCGTGAAACCGTTTGACGATTTGCTTCAAAATAAAATGGTCGTGTGCTTAGAAGATGATTGGTGGATAAATTGTGCCGTGATGCTTGCGCAACCACAGCAGCCATATTTGAAAGAGTGCATTGATTTTATTGAAAATTACCGTTGGTATTTGCCTTGCGCGGAACTTGAAACAGGTCCAAGATTACACACAAAAACATTGAAAAAATACGGGTGGAATCGTGGAGGAACAGGCACATTCAATGACGTTGTAATCATGCAGCCGCGCCACTTCTACCCGTATCACTACACAAAATCGTTCACGCCCGAATGTGTAACAAAAGATACTTACTGCATACATCATTGGGCGCACTCATGGAATAAAAAAGTATCGGTAATTATACCCTGCTACAACCAAGCGCAATGGCTTTCAGATGCAATTCAAAGTGTATTAAGCCAAACCTATAATGATATTGAAGTTATAGTGGTAAATGATGGGAGCAAAGACAATACAACCGAAATTGCGCGAAAATTCCCGGAAGTAAAATTGATTGAACAGGAAAACAAAGGACTTTCAGGCGCAAGAAATTCAGGAATAAAAGCAAGTACAGGAGGTTGGATAATCACTTTAGATGCGGACGATAAAATTCACGAAACATTTATTGAGAAAACTATCGGTAAGGCAGATATTGTTTCAACTTATTTAAAAACATTTGGCGATAATGAAGTAATTTGGCGCACCCCTTCTTTAAATCCTAAACATGAAGATTTTGCAAGACAAAATCAAATAAATTGTTGCTCCATATTTAAAAAATCTATATGGGAAGAAATCGGTGGGTTTGATGAGAATATGAAATTAGGGTTTGAAGATTGGGAATTTTGGTATCGTGCAACTAAAGTTGGGTATAATGTTTTAGTAATCCCCGAAATACTTTTTTTTTATAGAAAACACGGTGAAAGCATGGTTTCTAATGCCATCAAAAACAAAGAAGCTATTATCGGATATATGAGTGCGAAGCACGGCAATAGTTTTTCACGCACTATTGGCAGTTAGTCTATTATGGTATAGTCTTTCAAGTTCCAATTTTCGGGGTGGTACAATAACACTTTATTGTGGTCGCTGTCGTACATGAAATCCGTTTTGGTTGCCGATTTTTGTTTTACCCACGAAAATACAGGATAGTTTTCAGCCAGTCCAAGCGACACCCCTTTTACCTCCCAGTAGTAATGAAGCAAATCGCGCAGGCTTGTTTTTTTGTAGCTGCTTTTATCGGTTAAAACGGCTTTATTGAAAAGGAACTTTGAAATATTAGTTTCAATGTTCGGTATCATTGGCGCAAAGAAATCGTAGAAATCTTTGAAGTAAATCAGGTCGCCTTCTTTTTTATTTAGTGCTAAATGGTTGAAAAAATCTTGTTCGGTTGGTAACAGGTTTTCTCCGTAGGCATCACTCCATATTTGTTCCCGCATTGAAAATTCGCCTGTAGTCACTCCGTGTAATATCAGGTCGTTTTCTTCGCAGTATTCAATGATAAGTTTTGCTTGGTTTAACCACCAATCGGTAGGGTCTGTTTTATTCAATCGCAATAAAATATCTTCGCCTATGGCTTCGCGTTGTTTTGCGCCTAAATTCTTTTTCTGCTTTGGCGAAATATGCAGGTAGTTTATCCAAAAGTGTTTTACGCCAACCGCTTCATATTTTCTGATAATTTCTAAAGGATATTGCACAAAACTTTCTTCCATAGGATTGATGCCTATAATAACGTGATGCTTCTTCACTAACTCTTGCACCATTTCAAAACGTTCATCTAAACTTGGGGCGTTCGTCTCTAAGCGTTCACGAATTTTGTCATCAGAATACGGAACAGAAACGTACCACACGGACGGCTTCATTGCTTCGTTAAATTCGCGCCAACCTTCACCACCTCGCGTAAGTATTTGCATCGGAATTTCATTGTCTAACATGAAGTTTCCGACCTGCTGAAACAGCCGAAAATTAGACTTTGAAAACGGGTCAATATTATTTGAAATGTTTACAGGATAACCCTCACGCAAATAAAAACTCACAAGGTCATTTCTTACCTTGTAGTTTTTCAACTGCGAAAGAATACCGCTAACATCTGCTTTCCTGAACGGATTGTTCAGATTGGAAAAGCAATACGAACAACCGTGCGAACAGTAGTTTAGATTGAGGTTTAACGGCAACGGCAGTTTTAAAAATCCGTTCGTTAAAATGTCAATCATTCTAATACTTCTCGTATGCTTTTTTATTGAGTATCTCTACTCCATTTTTTGTTTCTTTGATTACTCTACCTTTTTTCATTCCAGTAAGCACCCTGTTTGTAGCAGCACTACCTCCTTTTGCGTATCCTTTTGAAACCAACGCCTTTGCTGCTGCTGCGCCTGCTTTCGCAAATGTTTCCTTGCAAATTTCGTCTTTTAATACTTTTTTCATTTAAGTAAATTTTGTTTGTTAATAACTTTAATGGCTGCAAATATAACTTTTTTATCGCTTCCAAAGCCAATTTTTGTTTTGAATGTACACCAAGTTTCATACTCATCGTCAGAAAGTGAGCAAGCAATTATGTTTGTCGGCTTGTTTCTGCCTTGTGCTTGCTGTGCTTCTTGCTCTGCGTCATAGTCGTTTTCATCGCCACCGATTTCTTCAACTTCTGGTAACTTTATATCGTAAAAATCCAAATCAATATCAGCAAAATCCGTTTCCAGTATATCAAAATCCCATTCGCCAACGTGAGTGTTGCTTGCAAGATTATACTGCTTCAATTCCTCATCGGTAAGCTGTCTGTTTGGTTTGCGAACCTCAATCAAATCTTCACCGCGCCCAAGCATCAGCAACACTTTCAGCCGTTGATGAAATGTTATCAGCGTTCCATCAGCATTGATAACAGGTATTTCTACCACGTCAAACTTTTTGATTAGCTCCTTTAGCTTGTCCAATCGTTTGGGCGTTATTTTTCGCGGGTTGAAATCAAGCGGCACAAGGTCGCGCACCTTGACTTTAATCGTCTGCCATTTTAGTTTTTGTTCCTTTGCCATCGCTGTTATTGTTTTTTACTTTCTTTCCCCTTTCCCTCTTGTTTCCTGAAATTCAGAAACAATGCTATCTACCTGAACCTTACACATATCAACGCTTTCGTTAATCGCTTCATTGATAATATTAACCAGTTCGCCTCGCAGCTTGTTTTTCTGTTCGTGTGTCATATCAGATTCCTTTGCAATGATTGAAATGAACTTATCTACTCCATTCTTAAACGCTACTGCCGCACTCTTAAACTGTTGAGCCAACGCCATCTGAACCAAATCAGTAGGGATAACCGACCCTTTAAGCTTTTCTAATTTTATCGTCAGAATTTCAACATCTCGTTTCAGTTTATTAGCGGTGAGCGTTTTTATCGCTTTCTCTATCTGCGAAAGGCTGCCTCTATTTGCTTCTGCATATTCATACTGCTCTGTAATTTGTCGTTTTTGTCGTTGTAACTCCCTTATATCATCTTCGCTTGAATAACTTGAATTATTATCATTATACAACTCAATGCCTCTTCTTTCTAAAAATAGCCTGTTCTTTTCGTTATATAAATCAAAATTCCCTTTGCTATTACGCACAAGGTTTCCGCGTTTAACATAATTCGATATGTTACCCGTCTTAATGCCTGTTTCTTTGCTTATTTGTTGTAATGACCACTCCAATCTAAAACGAATATATTAAATTTTGTAGTTACTGTGTAGTTATTGCAAAACATAAAGTACTCAACGGTTTCAGAAGAAAATACAATAGCCCCTAAATATCTTAACTACAATGGCTGAAATACCCCTATTGAGGTAAAAAAGTGCCGCACCCAAACTAA